CTATTGGGCACTTGGTCGTTATATGGATTGGTGGTTCAAACGATGGATGGATGACCGTTATGGGAAATACTAATGGCTGAGTGGAAGTGAATGCTGATAATAGCCAGCGTCCCCCATACCGGTAGCCATTTCCTGATTGACCTGATTGANTATGCGATACTTCGGGATGAAGCCGATATAAAGCATGCACTNGAAAGGAACCAGAAGGTGTANNGNTTTTGGCANGTCTACGGTGGAGAGTCTATGGACTGGTTGTTAAAATACGGTAAGATGGCACCTGTAATCAGTCCATTGAGACATCCGATGTCCGTTGCACAAAGCTGGAAGAACAGGGGCAAGCCCATCATTGAGCACGATGTACACATGCCTATGATCAAGATATTCCACAACCTGATCGAGCTATCGAAGCGGGTGAAGATGTACTTTCTTCCTTTGGATCATCCAGAACGTGAACGGTATCTCAAGCGAATATCAGAGGTAGCAGGTCGTTCTTTCAGAACACGTTGGGATAGATACGGACCTGTACCATCCAATCCCCATCAGGACCTGACAGCGGCTGAGATTGATGCTGTTGAGGGCTTGATGGCTGATCCATTCTTCGAGGAATACTATGCGAGGTAAGTGTGGCGAAGAATACGGCCAATTCTATGATCGCAAGGGTGATTACTTCCGTAAGGGCGTTGATCCTCGGAATCATTATGGAAGATTCGTTCATCATTTCGACAACTGCCACTTGAAGCCCGTTCCTGATACTGCAAAAAATATAGCTGATGCCTTCGATGAGGAAGCACTTAAGACGCTTATACACCGCAACCTCAGAGAGGCTGATAAAGCATTTGAACGCGCAATCGATACCGATATTTTGGCAAAATTAGTGAAATGTAATGGCTAGACCATCCAACAAAGACAAAACCCGTGAACTGATACGTGAGGTAACGGACAGGTACAAGTCATCGGTCAGTGCTGAACACGATAACCGTATTGCTCATGTTGAAGACCTGCGATTTACCTATGATGACAGAGGTCAGGGCGGAAGGGACCGGGGTCAGTGGGAACAAGCAGTACTAACCAAACGTAGAGGTCGTCCCAATTACACCTTCAATCGCACTATCGGGGCTGTTAATCAGGTCATTGGCGATCAACGACAGAATAAGCCTTCTATCAAGATTCGTGCTGTTGACTCCAAAGCCGACCCGGATACAGCCGAGACCTATTCCGGCCTGATTCGCAATATCGAGAACGTATCCGATGCCGAGACTGCATATGATACTGCCTTTAAATTCGCTGCGGTCGGTGGTTATGGTGTTTGGTTGGTTGAGCCTGAGTTCGAGGATGAATCTGGATTCGATCAGGAAATCAAGATCAAGCGTGTTGCAAACCCATTGACATGGTATGTAGATCCGCATGCTACGGACTTTTGCAAGCGGGATGCGCGCTATTGGATTGGTTCTGAACGCATGGCCAAGGAAGAGTTCGAAGCACAGTATCCTGGTAAGCAAACCAGTAGCATTTCGGAGATGGACAAGCACGATTCCAAGCTGTGGTTTACCGATGACGAGGTCCGCATAGCGGTCTATTACAAGAAAGTACCGAAGAAGAAGGTTCTGGCTCTGTTGTCGAACGGTCAGGTGGTTGAGTACACCAAGGACATTGACAGTATCAAGGATGAACTGGAACAAGAGCTTGGCGTTACGGTCAAGCGCTTTCGGGAAGTGGACTCACACATTATCCGCTGGGTGAAGGTATCGGGTGCTGACATTTTAGAGGGTCCGATTGATTACAACTGGAAGTATATTCCGGTTGTTCCTGTTTACGGTCGCAACATCAATATCGAGGGCAAAGAGATTTATGAGGGTGTGGTCAGACACGCCAAGGACGCTCAGAGAGTTTACAACTACGAGATGTCCTCAGCGGTAGAGAGTACTGCTATTCAGCCCAAAGCACCGTACTTGGCCACGCCGAAGATGATCAAAGACCATGAGGAACAGTGGCGTACAGCGAACGTTACGAATAATCCCTACATGCTGTACAACATCGACCCTGATGCACCGATGGCACAGCCTACAAGACAAGCCCCTCCTGATGTGCCTATCGGTATATTGTCCATAGCACAAGCAGCAGCAGCCGATATCGATGCGACCACAGGATTTAAGCGCCAGTCTGACATTGAACAGCAGTTAATGGCTCAACAGCCTTCCGGTCGGTCTTTAATCGAGCAGCGCCGGCAGGGAGAGGCCGGAGACTTCGAGTTTACCGATAATCTGGCCAAGGCCATTAAGTTCACTGGTGAGATACTGGTCGATATGATTCCACAGGTTATCGATACAGAACGGCAAGTCCGTATTATTGGTAAGGATGGCAAGGACCAGATGGTCACGGTCAACACCGAGATTGAAGATAAAGACAATCCCGGCAAGATGGTGAAAGTTAACGANTTGCGTCAGGGTCGCTATGATGTGGCNGTTGANGTTGGTCCGAGCTTTATGACACAACGACAGGAGGCGGCCAGTCAGTTGATTCAATTGTCTGCTAACAGTCCTCTTGTAGCACAAGCCACACCTGATTTGATCGTGAAGAATCTGGACATGGCCGGTGGTGATGAACTTGAAACAAGACTCAGAGGAATCCTCATCCGGCAAGGCATTGTACAGCCGACCGAAGAGGATCAAGAGAACATTCAGCAGCCTGATCCGAAAGAGCAGGAAATGCAGGATCAAATACAGCAGCTTGGATTGTTACGTTTGCAACTTGAGAATCTTGAGAAACGTGCTAGTATTGCTAAAGACGAAGCGTCGGCTGAGGAAACCAAGGTGGATGCAGCCGTTAAGGTCGCTGAGTTTATTGATAAGGACGCTGAACCGGAGAAACGGGTCAGTATAAGTTAACACGTCACTTGGACGAGAAACATGCCAGATACGCCAGCCGACGAGTCGGTGACAGAAGATACGCCCGGAGTCGAAACTCCGCCCGCTGAAACGCCCAGCGATGACTCTGAGAAACGACCCTCACGAGCCAGGGAGCGTATACATGGCTTGGTTGAACAAAACCGTGCTGCGGTTGATTTTGCAGATTTACAGAAAAGCCGCGCTGATGGACTTGAGGCCGAACTGAAGGCGCTACAAACGCCTGCCAAAGCTGACGCTATGCCGAAGCTTGCAGACTTTGAAACGCCGGAACAGTGGGCGACTGCCGCGACTGCTTATACCAACACACAAGTTGGCAAGCAGGTCAAGGAACAGGTAGCTGCCGGACTACAACAGTTTGGAATCGACAAATCAGCGACGGAACGGGAACAGAAGTTTAGGTCTGATCTTGTTAAAGAGGCGGATAATCAAAATGAGGACTATTGGGAAGTTATCAGTGATCCATCGGCAACGTACCTTAACGGGACGATGCTGGATGCGGTCAAAGATATGGATAATCCCGGTGCTCTCATTTATCACCTCAATTCGAATCCTGCAGAGGCACGAAAAATCGCTACTTTGGGCAGTCCCGCAAGAATAGGGGCGGCTCTGGGGAAAATCACGTTGGGAAAATCAAGCCAAAAAACTGTCACGACAGAGGTTCCAGATCCACCGGGTAATTTAGGTGGTGGTCCCAGCGGCGATGTCAGACCTGAAAATATGTCAACCAAGGAATATATTGATTGGCGTGTCCAGGAACGCGCGCGGAGACGTGGAGCCCCCTAGTTTGGAGGCTTAGATTGAGCTTAGACAAACGATTCTGGCGCAAGGTAGCGAAAGCTGGACCTGATGATTGTTGGGTTTGGCTTGCTGGCACGAATGGGTGCTACGGTCAAATCCGTAGTTCCAGAAGGCCGTTTCCACAAACACTGGCACATCGCGTATCGTATGAACTGAATGTGGGCGACATCCCTGATGGGATGGACGTTTGCCATCACTGCGATAATCCTCTCTGCGTTAATCCTCGACATCTATTCGTTGGCACCCGTGCCGATAATATGGCGGATTGTGTCAAGAAGAATCGTCAGAGGCGATCACAGTTTACTGAGGTGGATGTTGAACGCATTCGTGATTTGCGGTGTTGTGGGGTAACCATGACAGCAATAGCGAAGTATTTCGATGTATCTCGCCCTCTGATTTCTCTTATTTTGTCTGGCAAAGTATCTCGGTTTCTGGCTATCACATAAGAGGTATTTTCAACAATTGCAAATACAAACCTTACGATCGATATGATCACCCAATCCGGGTTGATGATATTGCATCAGAAACTGCGCTTTCTCGGCGGTGTCAGCAGAGATTATGATGACTCCTTCGCTGTAACGGGCGCAAAAATCGGTGATACTTTGAGAGTTCGTCTGCCGAACCAGTACACGGTTCGTAGTGGGCGCACAATGAACGTTCAGGATCAGGTCGAGCGATCCGTCGCGTTGCCGGTGACCTCACAAAAGGGAGTTGATGTCGAGTANACGTCAGAGGAACTGGCGCTCGATATTGATGAATTCGAGAAACGCATTTTGGAGCCGCAGATGTCGGTTCTGGCTTCTGTTATCGAAGCCGATGCACTTCAGACCATGACCAAAGAAGTCTATCAAATGGTAGATGACGATGGGAATGCGTTTGATTTTCATACCACAATGCAGGGTAAGCAAAAACTCGATGAGGCTTTGGCCCCTGAAGATGAGCAACGCACCTGCCTGATGTCCAACTCGCACTCCACGGCTCTTGTCGATAATTTGAAAGGACTTTTCAATGATCGTCAGGAAATCTCGCGGATGTTCAAAGAGGGTGTCATGGGGCACAGTGCCGGGTTTGATTTCTTGCAATCAACGCACGTTATCGATCACACCACTGGTACTGCGGCTGAAGGCGATACGTCTTATAACATCAACGGCGCGGATCAAACCGGTGCGACTATCACAGTCGATACTGGTACGACCACGTTCCTTGTTGGCGATGTTATTACGCTGGCNGGTTGTAATCGGGTTCATCCTGAGACCAAGGTCAGTCTCGGNGTACTGCAGCAGTTTGTTGTTACGGCTGCNTCNGGTGCTACGGCGACCTCGTTGTCGATTTCTCCGTCGATTGTTATTACCGGTGGAAATCAGAACGTTTCAGGATCACCGACGAATTCCGGCGCTGTTAACAAGATTGGTGCTGGTAATGTGGAGAAACTGAACGGTACGCTCGTCTATCACAAAGAGGCCTTTGCTTTTGCAACGGCNGANTTGAGATTNCCGGGTGGNCAGACGATTGCTTCACGGCAGAACTTCGAGGGAATTTCCATGCGACTGGTCCAGGGATATGACATTACCAATGACATCTTCCCGCATCGCTGGGACGTTCTTTACGGCTTCAAGACCATTCGTCCAGAACTTGCAGTCCGACTGCATGCTGACGGTTAAAGGAGAACTATTATGGCTGAAGAACAAATTGGCAGAGGTGCTCCGGATGGCGCTACCTTCGGTGGCAGTGTTACTGAAAAGGTGTCCTTATATGGGGTCACGCCGATCATACAACGCTCGGCTGCGGCTCAAGGCACTTCCCTGGTCGGTACAGCTTCAAGTACTGCCGTCGATACTGACGTAAAGGCGGCCTTGATCGAGGTTATGAACACCTTGGCGGCTATGGGCATTTGGAAAGGCTCGGCATAACGCCACAAGTGTTACATCTTGGCTGCGGTATGGCTGAGATACCACATTGGTTGCAGGATCATCACGAAACGAGAGTTGACGTTGATCCTGCAATTGAGTGNGATATTCACGCAGACGTTCGGGATTTGGGTGAGATAGGCGAATACGACGTTGCTTACTGTTGCCACATGCTTGAACACTTGTATCCACATGATGTCGAGGTGGCATTGCGTGAGATTCTGCGGGTGTTAAAGCCGGGTGGATTTACAGCGATAATCGTTCCAGACCTTGAGGACATCAGGCCAACAGAAGAAACGGTTTATGATTGTCCTAATGGCCCGATAGCGGGGCTGGATATGTATTACGGGTATCGTCGCACCATCAAGGAAAACCCCTACATGGCACATCACACAGGTTTTGTTGCTGATACTATGGAGACAGCACTTGCTGGTGCTGGATTTTCAAAGCATTCAACAGCACGTTTGGCCGGATTTAACTTGTTAGGAGTTGGCGTTAAATGAAAGTCGCATTCTGCACACCCTCACTGGAAGGCCCGACAAAACCGTATATCAAGGCTTTGGAGGATTCCATTCCGCTGATTATCGAGGCTGGATGGGAGGAATGCTATGTACAGGAAATAGGTTGTCCTTACATATCAGCCGCACGAGCGACCATGACACGAAAGGCGTTTGATGCCGATGCGGACGTTTTTGTTTATCTCGATTATGATTTGTCGTGGGACCCTGAAGACCTGTTAACGCTACTTGAAACTGAGGGCGATTGTGTTGCCGGTACATACCGTTATAAAAAAGACGAAGTCGAGTATATGGGCAGCATCAACAGCGATGTGAACCAACGCCCAAGACTTCGGGATGATGGCTGTATCAGCGGTTACACCATGCCGGCAGGTTTTTTGAAACTAACGCGCGATGCTATTCGCCAGTTCATGCGGGCTTATCCAAAATTATTGTACGGGCATCCCGATAAATACACTGTTGATTTNTTCAATCACGGTGCNCATGAGGGTGTATGGTACGGNGAGGATATGGCATTTGCGCGTAACTGGCGAAACTGCGGTGGTGAGATCTGGATTGTGCCTGATCTGAATTTGAATCATCATAGTGCTGACAAGGTTTACAAAGGTAATTATCATGAATTTCTGTTACGCCAACCGGGCGGATCAGAACATGCACCACTAAAAGAAGTGGTTTAGGAGAACGAAATGGTACTTGGAGAAGAATACAGGGGCGCGGCAAGTACGTACCCTATAATTGATCGGCTAACGCATCGCACTGGCGGTGAAGCTGGTTTTTATGGCACCACACCGATTGTACAGCGAACAGGTGCAGCACAAGGGACCTCCCTGGTGGGCACGGCATCGAGTACGGCAGTTGATACCGATGTCAAAGCAGCCCTTATCGAGGTGATGAATACGTTGGCCGCTTTGGGATTGTGGAAGGGTTCGGCATAAGTGCTTTCAACCCTGACAGTCAGTGACGTACTCACCCAATCACTTCGGGAAATACGGGTTATTCGGGCAACGCAGACTATCTCTGCTGATCAGTTGNCCGANGGTATTACGTACCTGAATCAGATGATGGCCAACTGGGAAGCCGATGGTATCGAGTTGGGTTGGTATCCTGTTACGCAGGGTTCTGACACGCTCAGAATTGAGGCCAAGAATGATCTGGGTGTGATGTTCAATCTGGCGGTTTTATTGTCCGGCCAATACGGAGCTCCATTACAAGCCACGACTGTCACTGAAGCAAACAAGACCTTTCGCAGGCTGGAAAGAAGTACCATTGAAGTGGTTGAGGTTGATTTATCGGACCTGCCCAGAGGACGACGGAGAGGGTTTAATATCGTTACAGACGAGGGAGCTTAACAGTGCCAGATTTACCCCTGCCCGTTACAACCTATCAAACACGCGCACCACGAGCCGGGGTTAGCAGGTTAGTCAATTGCCGTGTTGAGGAAACAAAAGAAAAAGGTTCGTTAGCCTTATTCGGCTCAGAAGGCCTTTCGGCATTTGCAACGCTGAACACATTCCCGCAGCGTGGCGCTCATATCTTCCAGAATCAACTGTATGTAGTTGGCGGTACAACGTTATATCGCGTTAATTCTACTGGTACTGCCACAGCCTTAGGGACTATCCCCGGATCAGGTCATTGCCCAATGGCTGAGAACGGTGCGCAACTTTGTATCGTTACCGAACCCGATGCTTTTATCTGGGATGGATCACTGGCACAAATCACTGATCCTGACTTTACATCCAGGGGAGCGCTTGACGTTACCTTTGTTGATAACTTCCTGCTGTTCATCGAACCAAACTCAGGACGGTTTTTTGGCTCTGAACTGGGCGATGGAACGGCTTATGATGCACTCGACTTTGCTACCGCAGAGACTTATCCTGATGATTTGGTTGGGCTGGATGCGGATCATGGTCAGGTCTTTTTAGCCGGCGCGGATTCTTGTGAGCTTTGGGATAACGTCGGTGGAACCGGCTTTCCGTTCGCACGTAATTTCAATGGAGTTATAGAGCAGGGTTGTGGTGCAGGC